AAGTTGGCGGTTGGCTGCCGGATGTCGACCGAAGTGGTCGAGGATTCGGCCGGCGTGGTGGGACTTGCAGATGCCGTCGCAACTGAATTTGCCCAGTCTCTGGCCTATAAAATCGATTTGTGTGGGTGGCTCGGTGATGGGACGCAGGGCGAGTACGGTGGCCTTCGCGGCATCGTGGCGAAGATCAACGACGGCAGCTACGGCGCGTCGATGGTCACGGCCGCGACCGGCAACGTCTCCTTCGAGACGCTGGACATCGAGGACTTCCTGGGCATGGTCGGCAAGCTGCCGATCTACGCCCGCCAGGGTGCCGCGTTCTACGTCTCCCCGGCCGGCTACGCCGCGAGCATCGCTCGCCTGAAGTACGCCGCCGGCGGCAACACCGTCGAGAACATCGGCAGTGCGGCTGGCGAGTCCTTCCTCGGCTATCCGGTGCGGATGGTGCATGTGATGAACAGCACCCTCGGCTCGGACGTCAGCAAGGTGAAGGTGCTCTTCGGCAACCTCGCCCTGTCCAGCATCTACGCCCGTCGGCGGGACTTCAGCGTCCGGCTGTACGACCAAGTGTACGCCACGACGGACCAGCTTCTGCTCCAGGGCACGATGCGGTTCGACGTGAACCACCACTCCCTCGGCTCGGCCACTGAGGTCGGCCCGGTGGTGGCCCTGAAGACCGCGGCTTCGTGAAACACCTAACCAGGAGCAACTGACAGATGATCCACGCCCAGAACGATAAGGTTGTTGCCGCGCTGCCGGCCGCTGTGACCGCCTCCAACGAGACGGCCACGATGACGATCGACACGGTCGGCTACGACCACGCCAGCGTCACCGTGATGCGGGCGTCCAACGCCGCCACGACCTTTGCCTCGGTGCTCAAGGTCGAGGAGTCGGACGATAACTCGTCCTACTCGAATGTCACCGCCCTCGTTGGCGGCGGCACCGGCGGCTTCTCGATCCCGGCCGTCTCGGCGACCGGGAGCGTTTCCGTCGTCAAGCTGGACGTCGACACGAAGGCTCGGAAGCGCTACCTCAAGGTCAGCATGACCCCCAGCACCGCGGTGAACGTCGCGATGACGGCTCGGCTGTCCCGTGGCGAGGTTTCGCCTGAGACGGCTTCGCAGGCTGGCGTGATTGGTTGGGTCAAGGGCTGATTCCCGTCCAAGCGGGACGGCCACTGGACTCGGCCGGCAAGGCGCAAGGACGCGCGCCCGCTCCTCTCTAGGAGCGAACGATGCTGTTGCGGATCGGTAATGTAGAGGCTGAAGTCAAAGTCGCGGCGGTGATGAGCACCCCGCGACTTGGCTTCACCGATAACTTCTTCTGCGTGTCGCAGGCGCTGGCCCCTCACCGGATCAGCCCGATCAAGGTAACCGGAGCCTTCTGGGGGCAATGCCTCCAGCGGGCAATGGAGGGCGTCGTGGACACCCACGACGTCATCCTGACGTTCGACTACGATACGATCTTCACCGCAAAGACCATCGAGGCTCTCCTGGCCTTGATGATGCACTCCGGCGTCGACGCCATCGCCCCGCTCCAGACGAAGCGGGAGGCGAATGCTGTCATGTTCTGTCCGAAGGGGCACACGCCGGAAGAGAAGTTGAGCGTCGACGACGATTGGTTCTCGAAGCCCGTCCAGCATGTAAGGACAGCCCACTTCGGGGCCACCTTCCTCCGCACCGCGGCTCTCAAGAAGGTCAAGAAGCCCTGGTTCCTCGCCCAGGCGAACGAGGCAGGCGACTTCGGGGCGGGCCACGTCGACGAGGACATCGCGTTCTGGCACGCCTGGGAGGCCGCTGGGAACACGCTGGGCGTCGCCACCCATGTCAGCGTCGGCCACGCCGAACTGATGATCACCTGGCCCTCCAGGAGCGTCGAGGGCGGCAAGATTCACCAGCACACGACGGACTACTGGAACAACAGCCAGAGCCCGCCGAAGGACGTCTGGGGGTTCGTGGCATGAAGATTCGGATCACCAAGGCATTCTCCGGATACCGCATCGGCCAGGAGTTCGACTGGGCCGACGGCATGGCCCGCATCTACATCGGCAGGGGCATGGCGGAGCCGGTTGTCGACGACGACGAAGACGTCGTCGAAGAGCAGATGGTCGAGCCCAAGGTCGAGCGGGCGACGGTGTCGGCGAAGAGGAAGCAGAAATGACCGTCACGATTCGCTACGGGATGCCGGAATACCCTGCCAGCGGCATTACGCCGTACCGCAGTCTGGTCGTCCACACAGAGCCCGTGGTCGAGCCTGTAACGCTCGCCGAGGTCAAGGCCCAGGCGAAGGTCGACATCAGTGACGACGATGCGCTGCTCCAGAGCTACATCACCATGAGCCGGCAGTACGTCGAGTCGATCCTCGACGTCGCCATGATCACCCAGACTCTCGAAGCCAGGTACGACACGTTCCCGCTCTGGGAAATCATCCTGCCCAAGCCCCCGATGGCGCCGTCGACTGTCACGGTCGTTTACCGCGACGAGGCCGGGAACAGCAATACGATCACGTCGGCCGCGTCGGCGTTCCAGGTCGATAACTACGCGACGCCTGGGCGAATTTACCCGCTATACAATGGCGTCTGGCCCGCCGTCAGAGGTGACGAGAACAGCGTTCTCGTGCGCTGGCAGGCAGGCTACGGCGCTTCTGGAACCAATGTGCCGGCGGTTCTGAAGCAGCTTGTCATGCTTCAGGCGGCGCACCTCTACGAGAACCGCCAGCCCGTGGTCACCGGCTACAGCCAGGTGCTTCCGGTCCCAGGCACGTTCGAGACGCTCCTGGCTGCCTCTGGCTGGGGCGGCTACCGATGAGCGTTACGGCCCAGGTCCGCGCAAGCGTTCGGGCCAGGCGGCTGACTCAGAGCGGCCTGACGCAGAGCCTCGAAGAGCACCCGGTTGAGTTCGCCGTTGATGCAGGCGACTGCACGAAGGTCTGGAGCGACCAGCGGACGTTCGGCGCCGTCGGCTATGACGAGGTGAACTTCGCCACCGTCGGCCTGTCGGTGGTCAAGCTGCTCTGCATCAAGAACCTGTCGACGACGAACCAGATCGCCCTCTCGGCCGGCTGGACCGGATCGCAGTTCAGCGTCTTCCGGCAGGACGTCACGTCCTGGAACTTCTCGCCGATGATCAACCTGGGGTCACTGACGCTCCGCGGGTATCCGATCCGCGAGGGCGGTTCGATGCTCCTGTCCTGCCCAAACTCGGCGGGCTTCGGAACCACGGTCGGAGGCAGCATCCTTCGGATCGGAGGGACGAGCGGGCAGCGGTACGAAATCTATGTGATGGGGACGTAACATGGCTCTGAATGCCCAGATTTCCGTAAATATCCTGGCCCACGAGACGTCGGACGCCGGCCTGTCCAGAACCCTGCGAGCCACGCCGGCGGCGTATGCGGCAGCCCTCTCGGACGGCACCGGGGCCAACAACGCCCAGGTCGCCTGGAGCGCCACCAGGACGCTGGCGGCCTCCAGCGAGAACCTGAACCTGGCTGCCCTCGCGGACAGCAGGGGCGGGTCGCCGGCCACCGTTACGCTGACGGCCGTCAAGGCTGTCTATGTGAGGAACAAGGGGACGTCGAGCCTGGCCTTCGCGGGGGCGCCGTTTCCGTCGTCTGGTCAGACCGTCCAGGCCGGCGCCGTGGCGATGCAGTGCGACCCGTCTGCCGGCGGCATGGCGGCCTCCGGCGTCACGGTGACCGGCACCGTTGGCGGCTCCTACGAGATCGTCCTCCTCGGCGAAGGGTCCGTCTCGTGATCATCGGCAAGCTCACCGAGCGGATCGTGATCAAGTCTCCGCAGGAGGTGCGCAGCACCTCCGGCGAGACGACGCTCAACTGGGACACGACGCTCTGCACCGTCTGGGCCGAGGTCGGCGGGATGTCGAGCAGGGACATTCTCCAGGCCCAGCAGGCCAATGTCATCGCCACCCACCGGATTCGCATCCGCTACCGGGCGGATGTTACGCATCTCCACAGAGTCGAGTGGCGTGGGCGCACAATGGAGATAGCGAGCGTCGTCGACCGGGGTGGTCGCGAGCACCTGGAAATCCTGGCCCGCGAGGTGACGTGATGTCGATCGCGCCTGGAGTCGGCGAAGCAAGGGAGCTAGAGGGCGGCGGAACTGCGCTCCAGAAGGCGGGGCAGTTCGTCACCGTCAGGACGGCCGGCGTTCGGGACTTGATCAAGAATCTTGAGTCCCTAGCCGGCGCCGCCCAGTCGCAGACGATCATCAAGAAGGCGTGCGAGAAAGCCTCGAAGCCGCTCATGGACGACTACAAGTCGCTTGCCGAGCGGCACGAGGCCACAGGAAACCTCGCGAAGTCGGTCACGATGATCTATCGGGCCTACAAGGAAGGCGGCGTCGCCGTTGTCGGCCCGCGGCAGACAGGGGCTTCGGGGTCACGCCCAGGCGTCGAGTCGGGGAACCATGCGTGGCTGGTTGAGTTCGGGACCGGGCCTCGAAAGCCTGGAAGCAAGGGTCGGCGAACCTACGTCAACGTGCATCAGGCTATCAACGGCAAGATGCGGCGCGCAGGCTCTTTTAACAACCGGCAGTTCGAGCAGATGGGCCGCGGGTACTACTTCATCATGGGTAGCGCCTATGACCGCGGTGTTACCGGAAGCAAGTATTCCAGGGACTTCGCCGGCCCAGGCCAAGGCGGCGACGGCCGAAAACAGCACCCGATCATTCTCAAGCCAGGCGATACGATCGCGCCGATGCCGGCTCTTGGCCTCATGGAGGACACCATCACGGCGAACACGTCGGAGGTGTTCGGGATTCTGAAAGCCTACCTGGAGGCCGAAATCACCATTCGGGGTGGCTGACCCATGCTCCTGTCACCAGAAAATCACGTTTACCAGAAGCTCCTCTCGGCGCCGGGCGTCGCCAGGATGGTGGGCTTCAACGTCTACCCCATTGCCGTACCAAAAGGGGCCGGCTTTCCGTTCATCGTTTACAAGCGGCAGAACATCATTCGAGAGAGCCACCTTTCCGGCCCAATGTTCATGCCGCTGGTAAGCCTCCAGATCGCCTCCTGGGCGCTTAACCACGACGCCTCGCGGCAGCTAGGGGACGAGGTCAGGCTTGCGCTGGATGGAGCCACGGGGACGCTGGCAGGAGTTACAATCGAAGATATGAGGTTGGTGTCCGAAACGGACGACTTCCTCGACCCGACGGCCATCGGAGCCCAGCTTCCGCCGGCCTACGAGGTCAGGCAGCTTTATCAGATTCGGTGGCAGGAAGCCACCCAGTAAACACTACTAGCACATACTGTTCCGCGCAAGGAGGCGTGTTTCATGGCTGGCGTTGCCGCACAGGGACTGACGTTCACGTTTGCTGGCTCGACCCTCACGGTCACGAGCGTCCAGGTCAATGACACCCAAGACCTCATCGACGGCTCGCACCTCGGCATTGCCCCGAACGGCAAGCGGGAGTACGTCGGCGGCTTCGCCACCGATCGCGAGGTGCAGATCGACTACATCTCGCAGACCATCCTCACCGCCGGAACGTCCGGCTCACTGGCGATCACTGGCCCGCTCTCGTTCAGCGGAAACGCGACGCTGGCGAATTCGTCCATCGGCGGGTCCGTCGGTGCCCTCATCTCCGGAAGCGCGACCTTCCGGGTTGCCTGACGGTCGCGCTTCGGAAGGCGTGACACATGGCTGGCCTCGTTGCCTCCGGCGCTACCCTTACGTTTTTGGGCGTAAAGGCGATCGCCACCAGGGTGTCTGTCGAGCATCCGCAGGCGGAAGTGGTCGACATGACGCCGATCAACGCGCCGGCAAACCAGTTGGTGCTCGTGCCGACTGGGAGCCGAAGCGGCGGGATTGTGAACGTCGACTTCATACAGCCAAACGGCGGGATAGGCCCGCTCCAGGCGATTGGAAGAGTTGGCGTGCTGTCGTTCTCTGGAAACGTGTTCTCGCTCTCGAACCGTGCCGTCTGCGAGACGGCAACGCAGGAGGCCGCGACCGGCGACTTGATTCGCGGGACGATGCGTTTTCGGCTGACCGACTACACGGCGACTGACAGCAATCTCGGTGGTGGGAATACTTTTTTCTAGGAGTCTGACGACTGATGGCACTGACGAAGGCGAAGATTCTTGAGGCCAACGACATCAAGCTCAAGGAGCTTGATATGAGCCAGGAGTGGGGCGGGACCGTTTACATCCGCACCATCACAGGCACCGAGCGCGACCAGTTCGAGGACTCCTACGCCGAGCAGAAGATGCGGGGGTTCCGCGTCCGCTTCCTTGTCCTGACCCTGTGCGACGACAAGG